CTTCATTCGCATCAACGCCACAGGGTTCTCAACGAACGGCGCAACCGGCTTAGTTGGTGACCACATCTACATCGCCATCCGTCGCGGCCCGATGAAAACTCCGACGACGGGGACGAGTGTGTTTCAGCCTACGACATGGACTGGAACGGGCGCGGCATTGCAGCAGAACGTAAACATCAACTACGACTCTTTCATGCAGTGGCGTCGAAACGGAGGGTATTCAACGCCGTGGATGGATAGGCTGAGGGGCTTCGGTTACTCGCTTTATACGCAGCAAACGAGTGCGGAAGTAAATCAAACTGCATTCATTGCGGGTACGCTTCGAAACAACTTCGTCAATTTTGTTGACGGCACTTACAACTTGAACGGAGAGCCGTGGCTTAACTACGCGTTTGTCCGCGCCCCCGGCTTCTTTGATGTGGTTTGCTATACGGGGACGGGTTCTAACCGCACCGTGAGTCATAACTTAGGCGTTGTGCCTGAGTTGATGATCTTGAAGCCAAGATCAAACGGCTCAAATGGTTGGTGTGTTTATTCGGCACCTGTCGGGAATCAGCGGCGTTTGTTGCTTGATACATCTGATGCCCAATCTAGCGCGAATGCTGTCTTCTGGAACAATACGACTCCAACATCCACAGTGTTTACTGTTGGCACAGCCGCTCTTACGAACGAAAACAACACAACATTTGTCGCTTACCTCTTCGCCTCCTGTCCTGGAGTAAGCAAGGTGGGAAGTTACACCGGCACAGGCGCGTTGCAGACCATCGATTGCGGCTTTACAGGTGGCGCGAGGTTCGTGCTCATCAAGAGATACGACACCACTGGTGACTGGTGGTTGTACGACAGCGCACGCGGCATCAGCAGCGGCAACGACCCGTACCTGTTTATTAACTCCACGGCTGCGGAAGTCACGGGCACCAACTACGTTGACACCACCAGTGTGGGGTTCCAAGTCACCGCAGCAGCCCCGGCGGGGTTGAACGCAGCGGGCGGGACATTTTTGTTTTTGGCTGTGGCCTAGACATAGGAGCAATCATGGAAATCAGAATCAGGGCCACGGGCCAAGTGATGTTGGAGGACGAACTCCGGCGTTGGGCGCGGGACAACGGTGGCCCGTCATGGGGTCAAACCACAGATGAGGTGCTAGAGGCTTTGGGCGCTGATGTGGTCTTTGAAGGCCCGCAGGCTACCGGAGGTACGGTCTATCAGTTCTCCATGCGTCAAGGCGTGGAGCAGGTGGATGGTAAGTGGTACACCAAGCACGTTCTTGGCCCGATCTTCACGGACACAGCCGAAGCCACCGCTGCCGAGCAGGAAGCCGCCTACAAGGCTCAGAAGGACGCCGAGCAAGCCAAGGCAGTCCGGGCAGATCGCAACCAAAAACTCGGGCAAACAGACTGGACGCAGGGCAAGGACATTGCCGACAATATCAGCACTGCCTGGGCAACATACCGTCAAGCACTGCGGGATGTGCCCTCCCAAGCCGGGTTCCCCTGGACAGTGCAGTGGCCCACTCAGCCGGAGTAAATCATGGCGCTTCTTTCCAACATCATCACTCCGACCAACGTCCTGACGGCCAGTAGCACCAACACCGTCACAAACAAGACGATTGATTTCTCAACGAACACGTTGACTGGTGTTGCAAGTACGTCCACGTCTCAGACCCTGACGAACAAGACGCTGACCAACCCGACGGTAACGAACTATACGGAAACCCCGTTCAGCGCCAACTCAAGCACCGCCATCACGCTTGCGTTGACCAACGGCACGTTCCAGATCATCACGCTCACGGGTAATGCGACGATCACTATGCCGACTGCTACCAGTGGCAAGTCCTTCATCCTGCTGCTGAAGCAAGATGGCACGGGCGGGCGCACGGTAACGTGGAGCACGGTGAAGTGGCCCGGTGGTACTGCTCCGACGATTACTTCGACGGCAAGCAGGCAGGACATCTTCTCTTTCTTCGCAGATGGCACCAACTGGTATGGCGTGACGGTTTCGCAGAACTACACACCGTAAGGAATCACGATGTTCAGCGCAGCCATCAAAACTGCTGCCGCAGCAGGCGGCTACCAGATCAGCCGCTCTCTGCGGTTCAACTCTGCTGATTCGGCGTATCTGGCCCGGACTTTCCCGAGCGCGGGTAATCAAAAAACTTGGACGTGGAGTGCTTGGCTCAAACTGAGTGCTTTTGGTTCTCTGAGTACGTTTTTTGAGCGCCGGACTGGTTTGTCTGACGCCACGATCATGTCGCTCCTTATTGGCGACGGTAGTTTTGGCACCACAAAAGATGCGCTTGTTGTTGCGCGGTATAGTTTCTATAACTTGATTACAACTCAAGTTTTTAGAGACCCTTCTGCTTGGTATCACATCGTTTTGAATGTGGATACAACTCAGGCAACTTCTTCAAACAGGATGAAGTTGTACGTTAATGGGCAACAAATAACCGCTTTTAGTTCTAGCACGTACCCGTCTCTTAACGAAGATTTGCCGATCAACGCCGCTGCGGCGCACGATATTGGAAGGGCAAATTTCTTCAACGGCTACATGACCGAGGTGAACTTCATCGACGGTCAAGCCCTCACTCCCTCATCTTTCGGTCAGACCAACGCACAAACGGGTGTGTGGGAGCCTGTGGCATACAGCGGTTCTTATGGAACCAACGGCTTCTACCTGAACTTCAGCGACAACAGCAACACGACTGCTGCAACGCTAGGCAAGGACTACAGCGGCAACGGCAACAACTGGACGCCCAACAACTTCAGCGTCTCTGCCGGTGCGGGTAACGACTCCTTGGTGGACTCACCGACTTCCTACGGCACAGATACTGGTGCGGGTGGAAGCGTGCGGGGGAATTACTGCACGTTGAATCCGTTGATCCAACGATGGCTCGTTAACACGGCCACGTTTTCAAACGGAAACTTAGACACTGCAAACACAAATGCGTCCAATGCTTATGTGTTTGGCACCACATCGGTTAATTCCGGAAAATACTACTGGGAAATTACTGTAACCAACATTGGTTCTTCTGCTATTGATTTTTTAGTTGGGGTAGACAGTGGGCTCACACAAAGCAGCATATTCAGTGACATCGCTTTATACGCAGGGAATGGAAATAAATACGTCGGCTCTACTTCGGGATCGGCGTATGGCGCAACGTATACCACCAATGATGTGATTGGCGTTGCTCTTGATAAAGACGCCGGAACGATTACGTTTTACAAAAACGGGGCATCACAAGGCTCTATAAATTTGCCGACTTCGGTTTCGGTGGTGCCGTTTATTACCCCCGGCCTTAATTCTGGTTCTGCAACCGCCAACTTCGGCCAACGCCCCTTTGCCTACACCGCGCCTAGCGGCTTCCGCGCACTGAACACGCAGAACCTGCCGACTCCTACTATTGGGGCGACGAGCACGACGCAAGCATCAAGTTACTTTGCGCCGACAATTTACACTGGTAATGGCGCAAACAACAGAACCATCACAACGGGTCTTCAGTCAGACTTTGTGTGGATCAAAAACAGGAGCAATGTAGCCCCTCACCTCTTGTTTGATGTGATTCGTGGCGCTGGTCAAACCCTCTACTCCAACCTGACAAGTGCGGAAATAAACAACGGAACTTCTTATGTTCAACAGTTTAATTCCAACAACTTCCTGCTTGGGGTAGTTGACGGGTCTGTTAACGGTTCCGGCGAAAATTATGTTTCTTGGGTATGGCGAGCCAACGGCGCAGGCTCAAGCAACACCGCAGGCAGCATCACCAGTACGGTGAGCGCGAACACGACTAGCGGGTTTAGTGTCGTGACTTATACGGGCACGGGCTCAAATGCAACTATTGGCCACGGGCTTGGGGTTGCGCCGCGCATGATTATTGTGAAGCGCAGGAACGGCGTGGATATCTGGCCCGTGTATCACGAATCAATTGGCAACACGCAGTATCTGCGGCTGCAGGGCGACAATCAGGCAGGTACATTTAATGTGTGGCAAAACACTAGCCCAACATCGTCGGTGTTTTATATCTCAACCGACTCGACGGTAAACACAAACACCGGAACTTATGTCGCCTACTGCTTCGCTCCAATCGCAGGCTACAGCGCATTCGGCAGTTACACAGGCAACGGCAGCACTGACGGGCCGTTTATTTTCACAGGCTTCAGACCGCGCTATGTGATGATTAAAGCGTCATCGTCGGTTACGTATGGAAACTGGATTCTGATTGATACGGCAAGAAGCCCATACAACGTCACTAACAACAATCTTTACGCCAACGCAAGCAATGCTGAAGATTCGACGTATCAGATTGACGTGTTATCAAACGGGTTCAAGATTCGTCACAACACGTTCGATGGGATTAACGGTAACGGCTCAACCTACATCTATGCCGTCTTCGCCGAGTTTCCGTTCAAGTACAGCCTCGCACGCTAAGGAGCAACCATGTACGCACTGATTCAAGATTCCCAAATCACGCAAGTCGGTGAACTGACTGCGCTGTTCCCCAACACCTCATTCCCTGCCGGGTTCAACCAAGCAGAAGCCGCTGCTGAACGTGGTGCGCTAGAGGTCATTGAAGGCGAGCGCAAGGACGAGCGGTTCTACTGGGTCACCTTCAGCCACTACGAGGTGCAGGGCGACAAGGCCGTGCGCGTCTACACCAACACGCCCAAGGCTCTGGAGGATGTCACCGAGACACCTGAAGGCCAGACCGAGCCGGTGACCACCAAGGGGCTTAAGTCCCAGTGGATCGCCCAGGCTAAGGCTGCGGCAGGCTCTGCTCTCGCGGCTACCGACTGGATGGTCATTCGCAAGGCCGAGCGTGGTGTGGACATCCCGGCTGAGGTGGCTGCCGAGCGTGCCAAGATCGTCGCCGACTGCGCCACCAAAGAAGCCGCAATCATGGCTGCAACTACCGTGCAGCAACTCATGGATGTGGTCGCCCCCGTCAACATCGGTATGCCTGAGTAATCATGGAAGAGTCGGTTGAAACCAAATTCTTCGTGCATGAAGCAGTTTGCGCTCAACGGTACGAAGCCATCGAGAAGCGGCTTGAGGACGGCAGCAAGCGCATGACGCGCATTGAGCATCTGCTGTACATCACCATCGCTGCGGTCTTCCTTGGCCCCGGCGTGGCGGCTCTGTTCCTGAAGAACTTACTGGGGCTGTAGCATGGCATGGTCAGATGTTCTCAAGGCAATCATTCCCATCGTGGTGGCTGCGCTTGCTTGGCTACTGGGGCAGGTTGCATCCTTCTCTGAGCGTCTGACCAAGATCGAGGGGCAGATGCCCGCGCTCATCACCAAGGAAGGTGTCCCAACTGACAGCCCGATCAGCGCCGAACGCAGGGCGATCCTGAAAGAGCAACTGATGACGCACATCAACGACCTTCAGGTCAAGGTCAGGCTGCTTGAAGAGCGCGAGCGTATTGCCAAGGGGACCAAGTAGTGTATGGAACCCATCACCGGCATCCTCGCAGCAGTATCGGCAGCAAACGCTGCCTTTGGTGCCGTTAAGAAACTCGTCGCCACGGGCCGCGAGATACAGGACGTTGCCGGTCAGATCGGCAAGTGGTACGGCGCCTTCGGGGACTTCAACCGCCTTGCCAATGAGAAGGCAAACAAAAAGCCCTCGGTCTTCAAGC